ATGGAGGATTCAGATGGGCTTCAGTAGCTTCAACATTCCCTGACTTTATAAAAACATTTGAGAAAAAAGCATTTGCAGGTGAAATCAAAGGATTTGGTTTACAAGAAAATCCTGAAGTAAAAGGAAAATACTTAATGTATAATCCTGATACAAATGAAAGAATAACAAAAGTTATTATACCTGATTTTCCAAATGATAATGAAGAAGCATTAGTATTCGGTCCTGAAGTACCTAAAGTAATTGTAGTAGGTAGAACATGGAGTGATGATGATTTTTCATTAGATGGAGATACTGTGGTAGTTAAAGCCTCTCACATTTATAAAACTTTAGCTGATGTCGAAGAAGCAGGAATATCTCCAGTCTTCGTAATAGCACAACATCAAAATAAACCAATTGGTTTAGATTACAGAATCTACCCTGAGAATATGGCTAAAGTAGGCCCTAAAGCAAGAGCGGTAGAGTTATCTTATAACGATATAATGTCCTAACTATGTGTAAATGCGGATGCAATACTTGCGAAACTAAAATTAGAGGTCCCTTACTAACTGAAAGTAAAGTAAAATCTCTATTGTCTGAAAACTTACAATATCATATTGATAAGCAAATACCTTTATTTGAATCTGATTTTAGAATTGGTTCAAACGCCCACTTAAGATTAATTAAAGAGGCACGTAAAATGTATTCACGTAACATAATTGATTTGTGTGAGGAAGATGAACATTTAATCAAAACCCATTTAGGTGAGTTTGCTTTATATGAAAATGAATCTGTTCCTTTAGATTTACCTATGTTAAATGAAGAGGATATTGATGAAGCTGAATTTAAAGGGAAAGATGTTCCATTAGGTAAACCAAAACGTGGTGGGTCCAAAAAATATTATGTTTACGTTAAAGACGGAGACAAAATAAAAAAAGTATCATTTGGTGACACAACAGGTTTATCAGCAAAAATTCACAATAAAGAAGCTAGAACAGCGTTTGCTGCTAGACACGATTGCAAAAATAAAAAAGATAGAACTAAAGCATCTTATTGGTCATGTCGTTTACCTAGATATGCTAAAGCATTAGGATTAGGAGCCAATATGAGCACTTACTGGTAATATGAATCCATACACTGATCTCCAAAACGTAAGAACATTTTCAAAAGATGTTGATCCAATGGAGTTAGTCTGGCATCAAGATAACGGGGATAGATTAATTGAAGTATTAGAAGGTGAAGGATGGATGTTTCAACGTGATGATGAATTACCAAAACTATTAAATAAAGGAGATTACATATTTATACCTGATCAACAGATTCATAGAATACATAAAGGAAATACTGATTTAAAAATAAAAATACACAATGGACAATTTCGATTTGAGAAAATACCTAGCTGAAAACAAATTAAATGAAGCTTGTTGGGACGGATACGAACAAATAGGGATGAAAGAAAAAGATGGTAAGCAAGTACCTAATTGTGTCCCTGTAAGTGAAGAAATTGAAGACGAAGGGGCTGATGAAAAAGCATTTGATGTTGAATTTCAACATGCAGCTGACCAAATTGCTGCTGCTATAGGTAAAGAATTAAAATCCCAAAAATCAGAAAATCCTGAAAAATTAAATGAAGCTATAGTTACTTCAACCATAGCCGCCATAATGACAGGTAATGCCGTAATAGGATTTATCTCAAAATATTCAGCCAAGTTATTTAAAATGTTAAAAATACAAAAAGGTGAAGATATAGCTGAAAAAATTCACCATTGGGCACATGATAACGAAAAAGCATTCCAAGCTCCAATTAAACGTGTATTAGCATTTTTGTTAAAGATCCTGTAGTTTTAGATTTAACAGTTAAGGCAATTTATGCAATTGTAGTTGGTAGTATGGCTGCTGGTTACGGAGCAAGTGCTGTAGAAAGTTTAGGTAAAGCAGATTGGTTCCAAGGTTCATTAACTGCACTTAAAACATTAGCTAAGAGTGATGAAACTATAGTAAATGCTTTCCCTGCTGTTAAAAATTTAGTAGCATAACATATAGAATAGATTCATAGCCTATTCGCTCGTAAGAGATTTTAAAATAAAATGACATCTGTGGCGTCTTCCTTTGGAGACGCCATTTTTTGTTCGTATATTTAACGGTTTGAAATAATATAATATGGATAAACAGGAACGAAAATTAAAGGGTAAATATAAGTTTATAAAACGACTTAAAAAATATGGATATAAAGCAGTAGATGCTTTTAAAGAAAACCATAATTTATGGGTTTTCAAAACAACAGGAAGTCCATGTAGCTGTTGGATGTGTAGTGGTGATAAATTTAATAGAAAAATAAAACATAAAAATAAGATTGATGAATAAAAAAATTGTAATAGTAGGTGCTGGTGTAGCAGGTATTAATGCTGCTACAAAATTAGTAGATAATGGATATCCGGGTGAATTAATCACTATTATTGATATGGGGAAAGATCCTCATAAACGATTACCAAGCGAAGTAATGACTGGTATGTTAGGAGCAGGTGGTTGGTCTGATGGTAAATTAACTTATCATACTGCTATTGGTGGTCAATTATCAAAATATTGTGGGGAAGACAAAGCAATGGAATTGATGGATCAAGTTATTACTAACTTTAAACGTTTCCACCCAAAACCAGAAGAAGTACAATGTTCTAATCCTGTTGCTGAACCTGATTTTATTAAACCCCAATTTGGCTTACGTTTATTTCCTGTATGGCACGTTGGAACTGATTATCTATTAGAAATCGCTAAAAACTGGTACGCGTATTTAGTTGATAAAGGTGTTAACTTTATATGGGAATCAAAAGTAACAGATATTGATTTCGAATATAATAGTTTAATGTTAACTGGTTATGCTAATTATTTCCTTAAATATGATGAGCTTATTTTTGGAGTAGGTAAATCCGGTATTGACTTTGGTAAAAAACTAGCTGAAAAATATGACTTACCAACTGAACCTAAATCAGTACAAATTGGTGTTCGTTTTGAGGCACCACAAAAACACTTCCAAAAATTAATTGACATTTCATATGACTTTAAGTTATATAGAAAATTCGATGATAAAGGAGTATCACTTCGTTCATTCTGTACTAATAATAATGCTGCATACGTTGCTGTAGAAGAAACATACGGAAACTACTCATACAATGGTCATGCTAAAAAAGATGAGAAGTATAGAAACGATATGACTAATTTCGGTATTATAATGGAGTTAAATGGTATTAAAGATCCATTTACTTGGAGCCGAAATTTAGTTAAAATGTTACAAATTGATAATAAAGGATTATATTACTCACCTTCTCGTAAACCATCACTCACTTCAGAGGGAGGTAATGTAGAAGCAACTCAAATTGGTGCTTTGGTTATGGGTGAAGTAAGAGAAGCATTTGAAGGTTACTTTAAATACATTGATGATTTTATTGATGGAATGAAAGAAATTTTCCCTACATTACAAGACGATTGGGGTATGTACATACCTGAAGTAAAATATCTATCTCCTGAGCCACTCGTTGATTATACGAATCTCGCTTTAACCAAATACCCTAACGTTCACTTTGTAGGTGATGCTTTATCTGCTAGAGGTATAACAGTGAGTGGTGCACATGGAATTTATGTTGCAGAATCATTAATTTAAACTTGGTAAATCCAAATACATTTCGTATATTTATCCATAATTAAAAACTAAAAACATGGAACAAAAACCAACTCCATTTCCAAAAAGTAGAAAGCTAAAAAGTGCTGATGGTACTATAGCTTATATTTGGGATGGGAAATTACATAATTGGGATGGTCCTGCTTATATTCCTCAAGGTAGTACTAAATTAGCAGAATATCATTTATATGGTATCAAACGTTCAAAAGAAGAATGGAACGAAACAAAACAACAAAGGGAAGGTTTACCTTATTATAAAAACCAATCAATGAGGTCAAAATTATCTGATTATAGAAATTAATAGGTTATGAAAATAGGATTTGTAGGAACGGTAAGTGTTGGTAAAACAACTTTGGTAAACGCTTTAGCTGAGTTACCACAATTTAAAGATTATAAAATTGCTACTGAGCGTAGTAAATATTTAAGAGATTTAGGTATTCCTTTAAATACTGATTCTACATTAAAAGGTCAAACAGTATTTTTAGCTGAACGTGTAAGTGAATTATTTAGTAAAAATCTAATTACTGATAGAACAGTTATTGATGTAATGGCCTTTACAATATGTGCCCAATCTATACATCCAGCTGATCAAACTTCATTTGAAGAGTATGCTCGTAATTTTATCAACGAGTATGATTATATTATTTATGTATCTCCTGAGGGAGTAGAAATTGAAGATAACGGGGTTAGAACAATAGATGCTGAATATAGAGATTTGATTGATCACACAATTAAAGGTTTATGTCATCTATATTACCCTAGAATGAAACAATTTCATCGAATTTATGGTACTACTGAGGAACGTATTCAGCAAGTATTGAATATTACAGGGC